AGGGCAAATTGGTACTCGTGATTATGGTCATATGTTAGTTGGTATAGCAGCAGAATATAATGATGCTTTACTATCAATAGAAAATGCCAACGTAGGTTGGGATACAGTACAAACAGCAATTGATAGAGGATATAGAAATTTATATTATTCTCCAAAACAAGATGCTTTAACATCTGATCAATGGAGTAGAAGAATGGATAGTGCAAATGGATTAGTGGCTGGTTTTACAACATCAATAAAAACTAGACCATTAATGGTTGAAAAATTTAGAGAATATGCACATGAAAAATCATGTATTATACGCTCAAAACGATTAATAGAAGAAATGAAGGTTTTCATTTGGAAAAATAGTAAAGCACAAGCACAAGACGGATACAATGACGACTTAGTAATGTCATTTGCTATGGGTTTATATTTACGTGATACCGCATTACGTTTCAGAAAACATAACATGGAACAAGACCGTGCAACTTTAACAGGATTTTCAGTAGACAGAGGGTTTATGAATCCATATGCTGCTCGCGGATACAATGCACCTAATCAATGGCAGATGCCTACGGATCAGGGTAATGAAGACCTTACTTGGTTATTAGGATAAAAATATTTATACACATGATAGACACATCTTTATTTGGTAGGTTAAAAAGATTATTTTCAACTGACGTTATCATCCGAAATGTTGGTGGAAATCAGGTGAAAGTACTCGATACTGACCACATACAATCCACAGGAGTAGTACAAACCAATATGTACCCTGACAGATACCAGCGAATTTACACTGGTGGTTTAGGTACTTATGTTGGTAATGCACCTTACTCCAACTATATTATATTAAGACCACAACTGTATAATGACTATGAGGTAATGGACGGTGATCCAATTGTAGCATCTGTATTAGATATTGTGGCTGATGAATCTACACTTAAAAATGGTGCAGGTGAAGTATTAGCTATTAAATCACCTGACGAAAATATTCAAAGAATATTATACAATTTATTCTATGATGTATTAAACATCGAATTTAACCTTTGGGGTTGGGTTCGCTCAATGTGTAAGTATGGTGACTTTTATTTGCACCTACACATTGCTGAAAAATATGGTGTTTATCAAGTAATTCCACTTAACGTATACAATGTTATTAGAGAGGAAGGATTAGATCCTAAAAACCCAGCATACGTTCAGTTTAGAGTTGAACCAAATGCATCATATACTGGTGTGTTAGGTATGACTGATAAAACAAGTGTTAAGTTTGAGAATTATGAAATAGCAAACTTTAGATTATTAGGTGACTATAACTTCCTTCCTTACGGCCGTTCATATATTGAACCTGCTCGTAAGATATTTAAGCAATTAGCGTTGATGGAAGATGCAATGTTAATTCACCGTATTCTAAGAGCACCACAACGCCGTGTTTACTATGTGGATACAGGAAACATTCCACCAAATGAGATTCCTACATTCATGGAAAAACTCAAATCACAAACACAGCGTGCTCCGTTTGTTGATCCAAAATCAGGTGAATATAACTTACGTTACAACATGATGAACGTAAATGAAGATTTTTATGTACCTGTTAGAGGTGGAAATACAAACACTAAAATTGATACATTACCTGGTCTTGAATATAACGCAATTGAAGACGTTGTTTACTTGAGAGATAAAATGTTAGCTGCCATGAAAGTTCCTAAGGCATTCTTAGGATATGAAGCTGACGTTGAAGGTAAATCTACATTAGCACAACAAGATATTCGTTTTGCTCGTACAATTGAGCGTATTCAACGTATAATTGTGAGTGAATTAACTAAAATTGCGTTAGTACACTTATATGCGCAAGGATATACTGATGAGAATTTAACAAACTTTGAATTAGAATTAACGACTCCATCTATTGTTTATGACCAAGAAAGAGTAGCGTTAATGAAGGAAAAAGTTGATCTAGCTAAAAATATTATGGACGCTAGCTTATTCCCATCTGACTATATTTACGATTACTTATTCCATATGAGCGAAGACAAATATGATGAATTACGTGATCAAGTAGTTGAAGATAAAAAACGTATGTTCCGTTTATCTCAGATTGAAAATGAAGGAAACGATCCAGTAATGAGTGGTCAATCATATGGTACACCACATGATCTAGCATCATTATATGGAAAAGGACGTAACGGAATGGGTGAGGTACCATCAGGTGAAGCATATGATGAAACTAACCCAGTTGGCAGACCATTGGAAAAAACATCAGTATACAATACACAAAAACGTATATTAGGTAAAGATCCATTAGGTAAAAATATGGATATTCACCCAGATTCATACAAACCTGCCGAGCCAAAAGGTGGTTCACCTCTAGCACTTGAAAGTACCAAAGCAATATACATGCAAAATAAACAAATGCTCGAGGAAATGTTTAAAAAACCTACAGTGTTTAACGAAGACGATAACAAAGATTCACTGCTAGACGAATCAAATATTAAAGATATATAATAAAATACATATTTATAATTAGTAAATTCATAGTGTGAAACTAAAACATAATAAATTTAAAAATACTGGTATTCTATTTGAGCTCCTTACCAGGCAGATCACAGCTGATATCATGTCTAATAAGGAATCAGCGGCTGTCGGTATCGTTAAGAAATATTTTTCGCGTGGTGAAATTGCCAAGGAATATAAGTTATATCAAGCTTTGACTAAAGCAACATCATTAAGCGAAGCCAAAGCAGAAAGCATTATTTCATCAACTATTAAATTAGCTGAACGTTTAAATCGTTCTAGTCTTCGTAAAGAAAAATATAATTTAATTAAGGAAATTAAAGAAACATACGATTTAGAGGAGTTTTTCAAAGCAAAAATACACAACTATAAAGCACATGCTGCTATCTATAATTTAATAGAAGCTCATGTAACAACTGAATTTATAGATCCTTCTTTTGTTGTCGATAATAAAGTAACTTTACTTGAATTCTTAACAAAACAGGACATAAATAAGGGTAAAGTTGAAGATCAAGTAATGCTTGAATACGCTGCGCAAGATAAAAACACGCGTGCATTGATTTCTAAAATAATGATTGAGAAATTCAATGAAAAATATTCAAATTTATTACCTGAACAACGCGATGTATTAAAAACATATATCAATAAGATATCTAATACTGTTTCTTTACGTGAATATGTTAATCAGAGCTTTGAAGGTATTAAGAAAACTTTAAATGAGTTAACTCCTAAAGTTACTGATCAAAGAACTCAAATTAAACTTAAAGAACTTCATTCAATTATCAAACCAATTGATAAGAATGACTCAGTAAAAGATGAAGACATATTAAATCTTCTTCAGTTTCATGAACTAATCCATGAAATTAAATCATTATGATACCAGAGGTACTGAAAAAATATATAGATGAATTAATTACCTCTCAATTAGAGGAAATGGATGGTGCTACATCAACAACTGCTAGTGCAGGTGGTGAATATAGCAGCAAATATTTTCTTAAAAAACCTAAGAAATTAGAGGAAAAAACACCAACTTTAGCTGCTGGAACTGCAGATATTAGTACATATACTAAAGATGGCTTTGAAAAAGTACCAGAGGGAATGCCATCTGATTCTAGAATGTTTGATTACAAACAATTTCCTGCAAAACCTGCTCCTAAGAAAATTAAATTATACAAGGAATCATTAACAAAAATGATTGAACAAGAGTTATTAAACGAGATTTCATATCGTCGTTTTGCAGAAAACGTTTCTAAAGTTTCTTCTGAGCGTAAAATTACTCGTGCATTAAACGAAGTTAGAAAGCGTATTAGAGAGATTGAACAAGTAATTGAATACTCTAACAGATTAAAAACTGAAAACGTTATTAAAAAAGAATCATTTTGGACTAATAAAACTGAGCAATTAAGTGCTTTATCTGAAAGACTAAATGCTTTATCAAATAAAATTAGAAATTTATCTCAATAATTAACATATGAAAGACGATAAAAAAATATTAAGTAAAGAAGAACTTAAGAAAAAACTTGACGAATTAGGTGAAGAAATTAAATATCGCGTTGCTGAAGCTAAAAAAGCTGACGCAAGTGTAGCTGGTGCTCATAAAACTGACATTAGTGAGTTAATGAAAGGCTATCGCGAAGTAAAAGAAGCATACGAAAGGATGTTAAGAACTGAAGCTGAATCTTTACAACTTGAAGATATTTTAGCGTCTTTAGCTGAGGAAAAAGAAGAAGATCCTAAAAAACGTGAAGAAAGAGAAAAACTTCATGAAGATAGAATTGCAGCTTTTGCTGAATTAATGGATATGGTTGCAAAAATCAAATCTGCTTTGCCAAAAGCTAAAAAACAAACTGAACAGTTCTATAAAAAGAACCCAAAATCATTCGCTGTTGTATTTCCTACTGATCAAATGAAGGAAGATTTAGCAGATATTTTGGAAAAATTAACAGGTAAAGAAGAAAAAACCGAAGAATAATGAAAAGTATTAGCGTACAATACCAAGAATTACAAGAGGGTAAAATGACTAGACATCAATTTTTGCGCAATGCAAGAATGATGTTCCCTAACCATGTAACTCAACATAACTCATTTGAGGACTCAGTTAAAATCCTTAAAAATAGAGGATTACTTAATGAAGGTAATGCTGTTAAAGGTGTTCCTGATAAGGCTCCATCATATGACTATCCAACTCAACCTGGTAAGTATATGAAAGTAGTACAAGAACCAGAAGTTGATGAACAAGATGGTATTTACCCTGCTACTACATTAACTGATATTCCTAAGGAAGAAGTTAGTAAGCCTGTTGGCGATAAGTCAGATGGTTTAGAACCAATTAAGCTTAAAGACACTAAAAACGAAATGAAGAAAATTCGTATCGTTAAAGAGTCAAAAAAAAACTTAACTGAAAATAAAGTTACAGCAAAACAAATTCAAGACAAATATAATGAAATGTTTGGGAAAAATCCCCAAACTACATTTACTGATGTAGCTAAAGCATTAGGTGTTTCTGAACCAGAAATAGCTATTGCTTTATTTTCTCCTGATTTAGCTAAAAATTTAAGAGAAGAAGACGAAAAAGATCTTGCAACACCTGATGTTGAAGCTATCAAAAAAATGATGTTGCAAAATAGCAACCTTGTAAGTAAACTTAAAGCAGTAAATAGCACTACAGAATTACAAGACTTAGCAGATGAAATTTTTAAGCGCTTAGACCCAAAACTTTTACAAAATATATCAGGTGCAAAAACCGCTATCACAAATGCACTTAAAAGTGCATCAGAAGATGCAAAAGGAAAACAAACATTTCGCCCTGGATTAGATTTAGGTAAATCTTCTGAAAAATTTCTTAGTCAATTTCGTTCACCTGGTGCTAGTGGTCCTGAAGGTTCACTTAATAAATTAAAAGAAGCCATTAAAGAAATGGTTCGTAAAATGGTAAAAGAATATGAAGTAGGTGATGAAAGTGATGAAGCACCTTCTGCTAAATCTGCTGTTGATCAAATCGCAGATATGATGGTTGATCGTTTAGAAGATGAAACATCATTTAAATTATCTGATTTAGAAGATGTATTTAGCAGTTTTGAAAGTCAAATGGGGAAAAGATATGAAGAAGATGTTTTCAACGATGTTTTAGATAAATTAAAAGAAAAAGGATACAATCTTAAATAATGAAAGAACTATTAGTAGAACGTATTACCAATTTCACCATTACTCCAACAATGTTGGAGGAATCCGTTAAAAATAACGGTGGACGTCTTATTGTTCAAGGTTTAGTGCAACGTGCTGAGGCAAAAAATGGCAATGGCCGTGTGTATCCTAAAGACACTCTTGAGCGTGAAATACAAAAATACAAAGACACATACATTAAAGAAAATAGAGCATTAGGAGAACTGGACCATCCAGAATCTCCAATCATTAACTTAAAAAATGTATGTCATAATATTAAATCTTTATGGTGGGATGGTGATGATGTAATGGGAAAAATTGAAGTTTTACCAACACCATCAGGTAATATTTTAAAAGCATTATTAGTTGCTGGTATTACTGTAGGTATTTCATCACGTGGTATGGGCTCTGTAAAACAAATTGGTGAAACAGTAGAAGTACAGCCAGATTTTGAATTATTATGTTGGGATTTCGTATCAACTCCATCAACTCAAGGTGCGTTTATGGAAATTGTTAGTGAATCTAAGCAATATAACAAACAAGAACAATACAAATTAGATAAAGTTAACGAACTTGTAACAGAAATTCTTTGCAATCGCGCTGGTTTCTGTACTTGTGAATTACCTGGCTATTAAAACAACACAACATGGAAGAATTAGCATCAATATTAATGCATTCTAGAACTCAATCACACGTTTTTCATTTAGGTGTA